GGAAGTGCCACGAGATGACGTCCGAACCCTCCGGCTCGGGCAGGTTGTTGTCCGATTGCCCGGAGCGGTCCTCCGCCTCGTAGATGGTCGCACCCACCAACTCGTCGAACTGCTTCCGGTCCGTCCACGCGGACGCCGAACAGCAGTCCCCGTTCAGCGACAGCAGGACATTGCGCCCATCTGCCAACACCAAAGTCGCGTCCTCGGTGTCCACGGTCACCGAGATGACCTTGACCCCGCTCAGCCCTTCGATCTTCTCCATGCGTCCTCCCTGCCCGGTCACCGCCGGGGATGAACAACGTAGTACGCCAACTTGCGCGCGGACGCAAGTTCGCATACAACATCGCCATGGACATCCGAACGTGGCGGCTGAGCGAAGAGCTCAGCATGGAAGAGGCGGCGAAGCGGTGCAAAGTGGCAGTGCGGTCCTGGCCGAAGTGGGAGTACGGCTTCGTCCGTCCCGGCATCGACATCGCCCACAGCATCATCACGGGCAGCGGCGGAAAGGTCACTCTGAGGGAGATGGTCGCCTTCTACGAGAAGGTCGGCGGCAAGCTCCGCAGCGGTGGCCAGTCGTGAAGCGCGTCGAATACGGCTACGGCTTCTTCTGCGGGGGCGACCCTCGCCGTTTCCGCCCCGACGAGGACTCCTGCACGCCCGATGAGATCGCCAGCCACAAGGCGGCCTGCGAGCGCTGGGAAGCCGGAGACACGACGGCACTGCCGGGGTCATGCATCCGTGGGGAGGGTTTCATCCTCACGCTCTCTGGCTTCGGGATCGGCTCCTACGACTACGACGCGGACGACCCTGCATGGTTCCCGCGCGTCTTTCACATCATCCGCCCGCCGAAGCGCACGCCTCGTCGCCTGAAGAAGAATCTCAAGCGCAGCGGCGCCCGGCTGACCGAGTATGGCTGGACCCATGGTGATCCGGTTGGAGATGTCCTGTGAGGTTCCCATGGCTTCAGGTGGACGCGGACTTCATCGGTGCCCACGCGGGCGACCTCGGCGCCATCCTCGGGATCTCCCGCCGCGAGGCTATGGGGCTCGCGCTGGACCTGTGGACTTGGGCCCTCGCGCGCGCCAAGGACGACGCACCGCCGGACGGAATCATCACCGGAACCGGAGCGGTACCGGACCGGTTGCTCTCCGGTTCCGTGGGGTGGACCGGACCGGCTGAGCAGTTCACTGCGGCCCTCGTCGCAGTCGGGATGGCCGTCCGAATCGAGGACGGATACCGCCTGACTGGATTTAGCCGTTACCGCTCGACGTGGGAGAAGAACCGGAGACGAACCGGAGGGAAGCCGGACCGGAACCGGAGCGGTTCCGAAGAGAAACCGGAGCGTAAGACGCAGACGCATATAGAAGCAACTGCTTCGCAGGACGTGTCCGCTGATGCGGACCCGCCAGCAGCCGGGGAACGGCCGCCGCTCACGCTGACGGCGCAGGACTCCGGACCGAAGCCGCGCGCACCCCGGAAGCCGTCGGCAGCCGAAGCGCTCTACCTGCAAATCCAGGAGGCACGACAGGCACGTTGCGAAGCCGCTGGTGTCCCATTCACCCCAGACAGGTGGGACAACGCGCGACAGAACAAGGCTTTGGGCCCAATCGCCAAGGTTGCCCCAGGAACGGCCGTAGACACTGAGGGGTTATCCGAGGACCAGAGGCGGTTCAATCTCGCGTTTACGGGCTTCCTGGGCGACGACAGGCACATGCCCAAGGGCTGGCCGCTGTCGCTGTTCATGTCCGGCGGCGTCCGGAGCCGGTATGAGCAGCAAGCTTTGATGGAGGCCGCGTCATGAGCAGACTCGTTCTATCGCTGTTTCCTGGTGTTGGGCTTTTGGATCGTGCCTTTGAGGCCGAGGGCTTCACTGTCGTCCGTGGCCCCGATGTGCTCTGGGGTGGGGATGTCCGGGTATTCCACGCGCCTTCGGACGTCTTTGCGGGAGACATGGGGGGCCCGCCGTGCCAGCGGTTCTCTGGGCTCGCAAACATCTGCCGTGCTCGATACGGCGAGGAATCACTGGCGCCGGACTTGATCCCGGAGTTCTGCCGCGTTGTCGCGGAGGCTCAGCCTGTGTGGTTCGTCATGGAGAACGTTGTCGGCGCCCCGTTGCCTGTCGTCAGCGGGTTCATTGGCTCTGACGTGGTGCTCAACAACCGTGAGTGCGGGGGGCGGCAGAATCGAGTTCGGCGCTTCACGTTTGGGACGCGGGATGGCAGGGCGCTTGATGTCCAGCGGATGCCTGAGCCTGATGAATGGGAAGCCGCCGTGACCTCAACTGCTGGAGGGCGACGGGCCAGAATGGTCACGGACGCAGCTGGTAAGCCCATCGGGAAGCAGGCCAAGAAGGGTGGGTTGCTGAAGGTCCGGACCGTGCGGGAAATGGCAGTGCTCCAAGGACTCCCGGAGGATTTCCTTAAGGATTCACCGTTCACCGACAAGGGGAAGAGAGAGGTCATCGCCAACGGTGTCCCGTTGCCGCTAGGTAGGGCTGTGGCACGCGCCGTTGTGGCGGCACTGGGGCGTGAATCGTGACCGCCCACAGGGACGAGCAGGCAGAGCGGGCGGTCATCGGCGCGGTGCTCAACGGCGCCACCCGGCAGCAGGTTGGGGACCTGCAGGTGGACGACTTCACGGGCGGTCGGGAGCATATCTGGGCGTGCGTCCTCCGCCTCTTCTCGCAGGGCCGGGCGGTGGACCACCTCACGCTGGCCGAGGCGCTGAAGGTCGCTGGGCGGTTGGTGGAGGTGGGCGGGCCGGCTGCGCTGATGGGGTTGGACGACGTGGGGCGCATCGTTCTCCCTGCGCACCTCCAGCAGCAGGTGGCGGTGCTGAAGGACCGGGGCGCGCGGCGGCGCCTTGAGGCGGAACTCGACCGGCACAAGGCCGCGTTGGTGGACCTGAATCTAGCGCCTTCGAGGATTGCTGCCATGGCCTCGCAGTCGGTGCTGACTGCTGGCGGCTCGACGGACGACGACGAAGCGGGCGACGTGGACCTCTGGGAGATCAACGACCGCTGGGACGCGTGGGGCCGCATGTCCGAGGAGGAGCGGGTGAAGGCCTCGCCCTACCTGCCGCTTCCGTGGGAGTGGATGCGCGACGCGAAGATGTACGGGTTTCCCGCGAACCTCTCCGTGGTGGCGGGTCGATCCGGCATCGGGAAAACGGCCCTGCTGTCCACCTGCATGTCGTGGTGGCTGCGCGTCCTGCCGCACAAAGGCGGCGTCATCGGGCTGGAGGACGGCACGTCGTGGCTGGACGAGCGATGGATTGCCGCGTCGCTGGGCATCAACTACGCCGACGTCGGTTGCTCACGCCTCACGGAGTACCAGCAGCAGTCGTACATGGAGCACATGGAGCGCGTGGGTCCCCTGCTCCAGTCGAAGCTCCGGAAGTACCGGCGCCCGTCGCTCACCGCCACGCAGCTCCTGACGAAGTGCCGCCGCTGGCTGGACGACGGGGTGAAGTGGATCGTCGTGGACCACGGCCTGCGCGTCACCTACGAGCCGGACGGGCGCCTGCGCGATGACAAGATCATCGGCAACACCATGGACACGCTCGCCAACATGGCGATGGCCTACAACGCCCACATCATCATGGCGTGGCACCTCAACCGGAAGTCCGACGATGACGAGGCCATGCCGCAGATGAGCGACCTGAAGGAGTCCGGCTATCTAGACGCGGCCGCGCGTTTCATCCCCATCCTCTGGCGAAAGGAAGGGCGCACGCTGGCCACCGTGGTGAAAGCCACGAAAGTTGCCCCCGTGGGACTGACGTGCGAACTCGCCTGGAAGGGCCGAAGCGGCCTCTTCGACACCAACCATGGCCGCGTCGTGGACTTCCAAGCCGAGGCCCGCGCCGCCGCCGAGGCAAAGAAGGCCAACACCAAGAGCAGCAACCTGTTCGGGAGGAAGGCGTCATGAGCACCTGTGCCGTGGTGGGCTGCAAGCATCCGAGGAAGCGCGAAGGCCTGTGCAGCATCCACGCCCTGACGTGGCTCGTGTCCCGAGGCAGCGACAGGACGCCGGGGCGGGAGGACAGGCTCCGGGCTTTCATTGCCCGGTACAGCGCACGCAACTTCTCCGGGCCCGGCCCGACAATCAGTCAGGAGGGTTCGACATGACGAAGCAGAAGCGCTTTCGAGTGCAGATGGAGACGAACGAGGGGCCGAAGTCATACACGCTTCAGGCGGAGCGCGTCATCCACGTGGCTTGGGGGCTGGAGGGGATTGTCGAGGAGGCCGAGGCGTTTGATGGGTGTGAGGTCACCTCACTGACCATCACCGAGGAGCCGTCATGACCGACGCGGAGAAGGAACTGAGGCGGATGGCGGTGGAGTGCATTAGGCGCGGAACCCCCGGCCCGTGGCCCGCCGACTTGAGAGCACTGCATGTGGCTATGCCTCCTTCCGTCGTCCTCGCGCTGCTGGACCGCATCGAGGCGCTGGAGCATGACAAGGCGGACCTCATTGAGGCGGCCGAGAAGACCACGGAACGGCTAGAGGAGTACACGCGCCAGATCAAGGTGGTCACGCTTCGTGGTGATTTCCCATGACCTGCGCATGCTGCGGAAGGGACACCACCCCCGCGTGGTGCGTCCCGACGAAGCCGAGGGAGCGGAAGGTGCTGTGTGAGGCGTGCCGTGCCAAGTGGGTGGACAGCCCTGCGGCGAGACTGTGCGAGCAGGCTCGCGTGTTGGGCCGGTGGGACGTGGCTGGGTCGCAGTTTCTGAGTTGGAAGGCCGTTGAGGCCGGGAGGACGACATGAGCATGAAGAAGGTTCGCGATGCGCTGGCGATGTTGAACGCCGAGACGGACGAGCAAGAGGAGGCGGTGCAGGCTGCCTACCAAGAGGTCGAGTCCATCGAGATGATGGCGCAGACGCTCGCCGTGCGGATGGTTGAGGAGATTCGGGCGAATGGTATGACGAACGCCGCCTCCGTGCTTTCAAGTCTCGCGGAGCAGGCATGAGACGCGCCGCGAAGCGGGACGACAACGAGGCGCTGATCGTCACGGCGCTCCAGAGCGCGGGGTGGACCGTGGTGCGGGTGTCCGACGCCGGGGCACCGGACCTGCTCGTGGCGCGGAACGGGGCGCTGACGCTCGTCGAGGTCAAGGGACCGAAAGGGACGCTGACGGACACGCAGAAGGTAGCGTTTGAGCGGCTTTCGGGCGCCGGCGTTCAGGTGCAGGTGGTGAGATCGCCGCAGGAGGCGCTGGCCGTGGTCGGAGCGCCATTTTCCGGCGTCATCGCCGGGACGAAGCCGGTGGGTCGTTGGGTGGCCGAGAACGGCACCTTCCTCTGCGAGCACTGCTGGCTCCCCGAGAACGGACTCCACGCCAAGGACTGCCCCTCACGCACCGCGATCAAGCCGAAGCCCAAGGTGCAGAGCGCTCACAGGGCGGCGCAGAAGATGGATGAGGCGATGCCGAAGCGCCGTGGCGCGGGGACTGGAGGGACAGTCATCGTGACCGAGAACATCGAATGGCGGGACGGAAGCCCCGTCGTTGTGGATCACCGCCCGCCCCGTGGCGTGGAGGGCGAACTCCAGCCGCTCAAGGTGAAGACGTGAGGCGCGCCCTGTTGTTCGGGGCCGTGGTCGCTTTGACGGAGGTCGCCACGAAGGACGGTCCTGCCCTTACTTTCCGACCAGATGCCGACGAGTTACTGGACCTTCTTCCTCCACCCACGGCGTCTCTCGACATCCCGAGGGCCAAGAAGAAGTGCGACAAGTGCCACCGCTGGACGGGTGGGGCTGACCACTACTGCAAGCGAGGACGGCCATAACCGTCATCTCGCCATGGCCCTCCGAGTAGGCGGCTGCCCGTCCATGCGCTCCAGTTCCGCGTCCGCCTCGGCTTCAGCGGCGCGGAACTCGGGGTCGCGCAGCAGGAGGACGTGTCGCTCGGCCTTGAAGCGCTCCGGGCCGGACTGAAACGCACGCTGGAGGGTGGGGCCGACGCGAGCCCACACCTCCGGTCGGACACGGGCGAGGCGGTCGAGACGGAACAGCGAGATGGCCCGCGCGCGGACGGCGGGGTTCTGGAGCGCTTCCTTCCCGATGCCATAGGCCGCGCCGAAGGGGGCGGCCAGCGCGTTGTTGGCGCTCCGAGCACCCTCCCAGCCTGCGTTCAGGACGTCGCCAAGGGCGCCCTGCTCGCGCTGCATGGCCAATTCCTCCACCGAGGGCCGCGCCTGCCGCACGAGGCTTCCCGGAGGGGCGCCCATGACCGTCTGGGACGGTGGGGCCACGGGTGGTGCCAGCGGGCGGGGCCGGGCCTGCCGCAGCGGGTTGGCCAGCACGGGCTCCGGGGCGAGCTCCGGCGCCACGGGGCCAGCGTATGGGGCCGGGCGGGGCGAGCGCGGCACCTGCGTGTCGCCGAGCGGGACCACCGTCTCGGAGTCGAAGTCCCGGGGCGACACCATGGAGTTGTTCGGGTCGTAGACCGGGGCTGGCCGGGGCGCAGCAGCAGGAGGGCTGGCCGGGCGCAGGTCGCGCGTGGGGACCGCCTCGGGCGGTGGCTGGGGCCGGTACTGTGGCCGCAACTGGGGCGGTGCCTGGAAGGGCTGGGCGCGGCGAACGTCGGAAGGGAAGGACGGGGCGCCGGGGCTGGTGATGTCCTCCAGCGGCGGGAGGCCTTCCGGGGTGCCTATGGGCATCTCCTGCGTGAGGTCCAGCCACTGGCGCAGGTCATCGCCGGACACGGGCGGCTCGCGGCCGACCTGAGTCACGTCGCCCACGGCATCCTGTGCCCGGAGGATGTCCCGGTTGGAGTAGGCGATGGTGTTTTCGCCGAAACGTGCGGCTCCAAGACTCTGTGGGTCGCTGTTAAGGCCAAACTGGCGTTGAGCGAGCAGGTCCGGGTTCTCACTCTTGGCGATGATCTGGCGCATGTCCGCGACGCTCATCCGCTGGGTGGCATCGCCCAGGTTGATGCGCTGGGTGGCATCCTCCGGGGACACCTCATCGAAGACTTTCTCCGGCCAGGCGTCATCGCCGATGCCACGGTTCCAGAAGGGCACGTTGGCGTTCATGCCCTCGTCAAGGCCCAGCGGGACGTCCTTGGGCGTCGGCATGATTTCGGCATCGCGAACCAACGCCTTGGGAGGAAGCCACTCGCGGAACGCTTCATCCGAGAAACGGCCTTCGGGCATGGAGTCCATCCGGAACGAGCGCGCCTCGCCTTCCGGAACGTCGATGTACTTGGCGATCGGGGTGCCCTCGGAGATGTCGGCCGAGCGGCGCGCGTACTCGTGGGCAACGCCGGCCCGGTCCGTGAACCACCGCCCATCCGCGCCCTGAATGTCCTCGGCATTGAGGCTGCCCGCCGGGTACTCGCTAGGGGGCGGCGCCCTTCCGCCGTATGCCTCGCCCCGGTAGAGACGCCGCATGCCGCGAGGGATAGCAGGAAGGCCGTTCACCTCCGTCTGTTCCAACGTCTCCCACTCCTTGGCTGCACGGCGCCCAGAGGCGGGAAGGTTCTCGGCGTTTCGCGCGGCGATGGTGCGCTCGAAGTCCCCCGGAGGATTGGCGCCGCGAATCGCGCCGCGCGGCTGGACCTGCGTGACTTCCGGGGCGGGGATGGACGTGTCACGGCCGGGGCTGATACCCGTGGCGCGCATGCCGCCAATGCGGGTGCGCCCCGGGAAAGCGCGGCTCAACTCCGCGAGGGCGTCCCGGATGGTGCGCGGGCCGACCATGTTCTTCGTGAGTTCCGCCACCTGCTCATAGCCCCAGTCTTTCGGGGCAAAGGCAGGGCCGAAGCCATCGACGATGATGCCTTCGTCGTCGAATGGAGACTCGCGCGCCTGAATCTCGAAGATGTCGCCCGACTTGGGGTCCTTGAATTGGAACTTGTGGTAGGGCGTGCGGTTCTCGCCCGGCACGCCTTCTGGGGGCGTGAGGCGAACCAGCCCGACCTTCGTCGGAGCATCGTGGAACGGGTCGCCGCTGGGCACCTGCGAGCGTCGGATGTCCGCGTTCGGGTAGGCGAATGTCTCGTCACCGAAGCGGCCGGCACCCAAGTCCTGCGCCCCGAGTCCAGAGTCTCGCTGCCGGAGGTAGCGGGGGTTCTCGCCCATGGCCTCGGCGATCTCCCCGATGCTCGCGGCCTGCGTGGCTGGCTCTGGCTGGACCACAACCCACCCTCCTTTGCCAGGAGGTGGAGAAGAGACAATGCCATCACGCTCCAAGCGCTCAAGTGTCCTGACAGCGCGGTCGTAGCCAATGCCAAGGCGGCGTTGAAGCATTACCGGCGAAAGGTACGCTTGCCCAGGAACGAGCCGTCGCGCCTGCGCATAGGTATCTTCGGCTGTGGACAAGGATTGTGCCGCAGAAGCATTCGATGCGGGCGTAGAAGCTCGGGTGGGCTCCGAGGCGTCTACTGGGGCGGCAGGACGGCGCGGGAGGATTTCGCCGTTGGGGCCCACGCGCTCGCGCATGATGCGGTCCGCCACCTCGGGCGGGTAGTTCTCCCGCAGGTAGCGCTCGACCATGCGGCGCTCGAAGGCTCCCGGGTTGTCCACGGCGTCGCCGTACTCGCGGGCGTACTGCTCCAGCCGGCCCCGGTCGCCAGTGAAGTTCGGATCCGCGATGTCCTGCCGGTACTGGCGCACCCGGTCGTAGTTGACGGCGCGACGCTCGCCCGCCTTGCCCCGGTAGCCGCCGAGGATGGCGGTGTTCGGGTCCTCCACCGGGCCTTCGGGTGCCACGGAGGCGCGAGCAGGACGCCCGGCGCGCGGAAGAGGCGCGGCATTCGGGTCCGCGTAGCGCTTGTCCACCTGCGTCCGCTCATTGGCAGCGCGGAACTCCTTCTGCTGCTTGACCTTCGCCCGTTCGGCATCCAAGGCGGCCTTCGCGGCGCGCTTGGCCTCGGCGCGGGCCGCCTTGTCTTCCGCAGCACGGGCAGCCTCATCCGCCAGTTCGCGCTCGGCGGCCACGCCCTCGGCGAGTTCGCCGTGCGCCCGGCGCAGCCCGTCCACGGCCTTGCCGCCGACCCACTTCAGGCCCTTCCCGGCGCCGTAGAGGCCTGCACCGAAGCCAGCGCCGATGACGCCGCCCTCGGTGGAGTCCCGGAAGGCCTTGGCGTAGGCGTCGAGGTCCGCGTGCGTCAGGTCCGCATTGCTGCCACCGAGTCCGCCGGCCGCACCTTCCAGCGCCCCGGCCGTCAGGGCGCCCTTCAAGCCCGCCTTCCCCAGCGCGGACGCGCCGCCCGTCAAGAGACCAGTGGCGACAGCCCCAATGAACTTCCCCGCACCGTACGTCAGCGGGTTGGCTTCCTCCGCCTCTGCGTACGCTTGCCGGGACTCGTCGCGGCCCTGTCGATAGTCGTCCGCCACTTGCCCTGCTTCGGCTTCAATGTCTCCGCCCCAATCACCAGTCTTCTTCCAATCGTTGGTGAAAGTGCGCTTGAAGTGCCCACCGATGGCGTCGAGCGCGCCTGCCTGTTCGTCGGCGAAGTCGGCGCCTGCGCCTTGGTAGACGCCTCGCAGAGCGGATTCGACGTAGCCGACATCCGGCTTTGCGGACGCCGGGCGGTACGGACGGGCACTCTTCGGCATCCAGTCGGCCATTACTTGAGCCTCCAACCATTGCGCTGGGCTTCATCCACTTCGGACGGGTCCACGGTGTACTGCCTGCCGTCCGGGGACACCATGACGACGGGCGCGGCCGCGCTTCTCCGCTGCGGGGCCTGCCCAGAAAAGACGGGGCTGCGGAACGTAGTGCCGCCGCCCTGCTCGTAGGCGTCCAGCGTGGGGCCCGTGTAGGCCAACTGGGCGTCCCGGAGTTTCTGGGCGATGCCCTGCCGCACGGCGTTGATGCCCGCCGCTGCTCGGCGCGGGGAGGAGAGAACGTCGTCTCCGAGGAGGGCCAAGTAGTGCCTTTCCTCCGACTCGTTGATGGCGGCGCCGGACCGGGCGCGGGTGATGAGGTCGCGGAGGTTCTGGAGGTTGGACTTGTACTGGAGCGCCTTGTCACTCATGAGGCGGTCGCCGGCGCCGAAAGGAAGGGCGTTGACGATGCGGTCCTTGGTGGACAGCGGCGTCTGGGCGGACTCGTCGCCGTAGATGAGGCCCGGGGCGAGTTCGTCCAGTCCCTCCAAGGCCTGCTGGAGCTCGCCGAATGGCGCCTTCGTGGTGGCCTGCCCCAGTTTTTCCCCGCGCTTGAGGGCGTTCTCCTGTGCCTGTGCTTCTGCCTTGGCGCGCGCGGCGTCCTGCCGCTGCTGCTGGGCCAGCGCGCGCGTGTCCGCCTGAGACTGGCGCTGGAGGGCACGATTCGCTGCGGCGTCCTGCCGGGAGAGGTTGAAGCGGCGGGCCTCCTCGGCGTCCCGGGCCGTCTGGCGGGCGTCGCCCCTCGCGTCGCGCTCGCGCTGGTAGGCATCATTGCTGGCCTGCCGGGCGTCCTGCGCCTGCTGGCGGCGGAAGGCTCTGGCCGACTCCTCGGCGCGCATCCGGTCCTGCTGGGCCTGCCGTGCGCGGCCCTGTCGCTGGGCCACGGCTTCCCGGCGCTGGAGCAGGTCGCCAACGGGTCGTTCCGCATCCCGGCCGTAGCCGTCGTATGCGGCCCGGTCGTACTTGGCACCCGTCAGGGACTCGTTGAACTGGGCCCCGGCGCGGCCAATCTCCGCGACGAGGCGGCGCTCTCGGGCAGCATCCTGAGCGGCTTGCAGTTCTGGGTCGGATGACTCACCGGCGGTGCCGCTCCCGCCCGTGCCCTCGAACATGGCGGAGAGCTCGTCCTCGGAGAACGGGACGTCCGCCGGCGCGCGAGCCAACGGGGAGGCGCTGGCCTTGGCGCGGTCGAGGTAGCCCTCCGGCCCCTTGCCGGCGGCGCCCACGGTGATTCCCGGAGCCCCGCCGGCGCGCGGGTTGCTCATGCCGCTGCGCTTGGCGTCTCCCCAGTCCTGCTCCATGGTCGGAGTGCGGCTGACGAGCGACGGCGTGCCCTCGCGAACCTCCACCTCGTCCCCGGTGCCCAACATGCCCGCCGCGTCGAGCTCCCGGCCCGTGGCGCCCGACATGCCTCCACGCTTCCCATCGCCCCAGTCCTCGGCTTTGGGGTGCTCCTTGCGCCAGAGCATGGGGGGCGTGCCGATGGTCACATCCACCGGTCGCTCTTTCAGGCCGAGACGGTAGGCGTCCTCGCCCTGCGCCCAGCCCTTGGAGTTGTAGGTGACGGCGGCGCGCGCCGTGTCCGGGTCGGCGGGCTTGTAGCCCTCCTGTGCGAGGCGCTGGGCGTCCTCGGGCGTGTCGCTGGCGTGGAGCAGGTCGAAGCCGGAGCGGCCCTTGCGCGGGCGGTAGTACGGACGGGTATTGACGGTCGCCATCTACTTGGCCCTCCGGCGCGTCTGGTAGGTGGTCTGCTGGACGGGAGCGAGCGCGGCATTGGTGCCCACGGCCCCCGGGGTGAGCGTCTGGCCCACGGGCACCGTGGCGCCCGAGGACGTGCCCTTTGGCCCCGTCATGGCGGGCTGCTTCACCGCAACGGGCTTGGCGGTGGTGGAGGTGCTGTTGGAACCGATGGACGTCAGCACGGAGCCCACGTTCTGGCCACCGGCGCCGATGGCATTGGCGAGGCGCGCGCCATCCTCCCGGGCCTGCTGGCCCTGCGCGGCGTAGATGCCCGCCTTGCGGTCCGCCAGCGCAAGGCGGTTGGCGAAGTCCTGCTGGCGCTGCTGGATGTTGAACATCTGCGCCTGGTTCCACTGCCCGGCGTTGAAGAGGGCGATGTCGTCCTCGGCGCTGGCCACCTGGGCGTCTTGGTTCCACTCGCGCTCCTCGCGTTGCCCGGCCATGTTGCCCGCCGCGATCATCGCCTGAAACGCCTGCTCCTCGTCGTCGGCCAGTTGCTGCACGCCGGCCAGACGCTCCGTGTTCGCGGCGTCCTGCGCGGCCTGGGCCTGGAGGAACAGCGACTCGCCGCTGCCCACGGTGCCGCGCTGGCGGGCGTCGCTGAGGACGGCCTCGCGCTGGCCTGCCGCACGCGTGGCGGCGTCCACCTGCGCCTGCTCGCGGGCCGCCTGGTACGCCAGCGAGGGCCCACCCCGGCCACGCTGGAGCAGCCGCGCGGACGCCTCGTCCTGAATGGCGCGCTGCTCTTCGTTGGCGGTGATGTCAGACAACTTGGAGCCGGACACCTCCCGGGCAATGAAGTCCTGAACCTCAGGAGGCTGGAGGGCGCTGTACTCGGCCAGTGCCTTGCGGCGAAGGCGGCGCTCCTCGGCGGGGCCGTCGTCCAGCCACATGCCGAGGAGGCCGGCACCTGTCTGGATGAGTTGGGCGATGATCGCGAAGTACATTTAGGGCTTCCTCCGCATGTACCAAGGCACCCCGCCCCACTGGTTGGCGGGCACCTGCGGCGCGCCGGGAGTCGGGTAGGTGGTGGGCTCCGGGCGCACGCCGCCGATGGGGCCGGGGATGGGATTCATGGTGTAGCCACCACCGGACTTGGGAATCGGCAGGGGGGCGGACGTCTGAGGCCCGCCCGTGTGCGGCCTCCCGTCGAGGCCGATGTACGGGTCCGAGTTCCACCGGCGATTCTGGTCGAACGCCTCCAACTGGGCCTTGTTCTGCTGCTGGGTGGCCTCCAACTTCGCGGCGTCCGCGCCGTACTTGCCTGCCGCTTCCGCCGTCTTGGCGGCGTTGGCCTCGTAGGACGTGGCAGCCTCACCTCGGGCCTTGGCCAGCATGTCCGAGAGGTTGGCGTACTGCTGGGCCACCTGCGCGCCCTCGCCACCAATGGCGGATGTCAGCAGCGCGGAGTCCAGTGCCTTGTTTCCGGCCGAGTAGGGGCCTGCCACCTGCTTGGAGAGCAGTGCTTGACGCCCACCTGCGGTGCCAAGGGCGGCCGTTTCGTCGACGGCCTCTGTCGCGCGCTTGGTGAGGCCCGCCACGTCCACCCCGGCGTCCTCCCACGTCTTCGGGCCGGTGTACTTCGTCTCGGCCAGTTGCTTCCCGGTGGCGATGCCGGGCGTGGCCGAGTCCACGTAGGCCTTGTATTCGGGGTCCTCGGTGTAGCCGTAGCCCTGCGGACGCTCGGGGCGGGTGGCTTGGTTGCGGTAGGCCGCCGTGGCCTCGTTGTAGGCGCCAGCCACCTTGTTCGGGTCGTACTGGAGGACGGCGGCCTGCCCCGCCTGCGCGTAGGTGTTCTTCGCCGCGTTGGTGTCCGCCTGCACGGACTGCGCCTTGGAGGTGGCGCTGTTGACGAGGCCCTGTCCCATCTGCTGAGCGCCCTGCCGGTTCGCGGCGAGCACCTGCGAGAGGTTCACGAAGCCGGTGCCCACCTGTCCGGGGCTCTGGGACGCCTGTGCGGGCCCCGGCGCCGTGGCGCCACCTCCCGGGGCTGCGGCCGTGGCCGCCCCGCTGGGCTTCCCAGTCTGCTGTGAGGGCGAGGCGCCGCCTAGGGCCTGTCCTGTGGTGGTGCCCCCGGTGACGCTGGTGGCCGTCCGCTTGCGTGGGTCAATCTGGGCCATGGCGGCACCATACACCTACCGTGCCAAGACGAGTAGGCGAACGGTGCACGTGATGTCCGCAATCTCCCCAGTGATGTTCCGGATGAGAATCGCGCCCTCCGGAGTGAGCACCCACTCAACGAAGACGCCCGAGGCGCCGGGGGTGACGCGGAGGTTGTTGTTGGCGAAGACGGCTGCCACGAAGACGCCGTAGGGCTGCTGGCCGGAGGCGAGCGGCGACTGGATGGTGAAGGGGAACGTCTGTGTGCCCGTCAGCGGCACGTCCACCCAGCCGGCCGCAAGGTTTTCGCTGGCGGTGGCGCCGTGATCCGCGAGGCGCGCGTTCAACTTCAGGTGGGGCTGGATGAGTTCCCAGAACGCCGCAAACAGCGGCTCGTCCTTGAACTTCTCCTTGTCGAACTCGGGGAGGCGCGGGGGCTGGGCCATGGCGCAACGTACCAACGAAAAAGCCCCGGGGCTAACCGGGGCCCTTCGGTGCGTCGGATACGGCGAAGGCTACCCGGGCGTCTGCGCGAGCCTCGCCTCACCATCGACGAACTCCACGCCCTGCGACACAACCTCGGGCCCCTTCGGAACAGGCGCCGAGTGCAGACCCTTGAACTTGACGTGGACGGACGTCTGCGGCGGGGCCTTCGAGTAGTGCAGGCCGTTGCGCACCTTCGTGGCGATGGCGCGCTCCTCGCCCAGCGCCATCTGGGCCATGGAGCGGACGGTGATGGGGGCGAACCCCGTCTTCTTTGCCAGCGTGGCGACGGACTGCGGCCTCTTGCCCAGTTTCTTCAGGAACTTCTCGTAGTTCTTCAGGCCCTTGGCCTTCTGCGTCTCGGCGGACATGCGACCTCCTGCTGCGATGGTGAGCATCAGAGGTAGCCCTGCGCTTGGATGGCGTCAAGAAACACAACGGCCCGGCAGGGTGGGGGACCTTGCCGGGCCGATGCGTAAGGAGGACGAGCACGCCGGTCATCCATGCCGGGGCCGAGGGAGAGACTACCCCGGCCGCACTGCACGTCAACTCAGCGCTTGAGGCTGCTGGCTGAGGTGCCGTAGGGGCGGTAAATCGCGTCCATGCCGAGGACGCGCATGTACTCGCCCGGGACGGCGCGCTGCATCCGGATGTTCAGCTTGGACGACCGTTGCAGGTCAAAAGGCACCTCAGCCCGGACGAAGGGCTCGTTTTCGGCCCATGCCTGCACGGTGCCGTAGCGGGATTCGTACCCGTCGCCGATGAAGGTCATGGGGAAGGGGCCGTAGTGCCGTTCTTGGAAAAGGACGCTGGTCTGGCTCCACTGCTTCATGACGGTGGGGCTGCTGCCCACCTCGGTGTTCCACTCGATGTCCACGGAGACGCCGCGACGGACGTCGGGCTCCTCATAGAGTTCAAAGACGGTGGGGCGGTTGAGGACGAGCTCCTGGAATCCATCCGAGCGCGGCACCACTTCCAGAACGCCTGCCGTGCGGTTCTCGTTTCCGGAGTCCACCAGTACCTCTCCGGCTGAGATGGTGAGCGAGTCCGAAACGAGTACGCCGCGCGAGGTGAAGCCGAGGATTTCGGCCGTCTGCGAGCCGTCGGGGTTGAAGTCGTCCGTGGCGTAGTCGGCACCCGTGCCGCTGCTGCGCTCGATGCGGACGGCGCGGTTCGGGTCCTCGTTGTAGGGCGCCAGCACGAGGCGCCCGAGGCGGTCCGTGTAGCCCGCCGGGAAGCCGTAGGGGCGGCGCCACCACGTCTCGGTGGCCACGTTCCACTCGAACGTCTGATCGGCGTACTCGGAGTCTTCGTCCGTGGGCACGGCGAAGTAGACCTTCAATTCCGTGTTGGCCTCTCGGGCGACGGCGCGGGAGTAGGCGCGCGTCTGGCTCAGCGCCACGGTGGTGAGGGCCTTGAATGTGTCATCGATGGGGATGGAGATGGTGTCCACGCCGCCCTCGGACACGGCCACGACGCCGGAGTCCGCAATGGCGAAGATGGTGTTGTCCACCACGGCCACGGAGTCCGGAGCGATGAGGCGGCACGTGGCGTTGATCTGCTCGACGTAGAAGGGGCCCCGGCCGGTGATCTTCCACAGGCCATCCTCCTTGAAGACGAAGATGGAATCCCGGAGCGCCACGATGCGCAGGATGGCGGCCTCTTCGGCGCCCACGGCGAGCGTGTTGGTCAGCGGGAAGGCGTAGGGGAGCCCGTCGATGCTGAACTGCACCCGGTTCTTGAAGACGTCCGCGACGCTGGAGTAGGGCGCGAACAGGTTCGGGGTGATGGTTGCTGCCCACGCGGCGTTCGGAACGCCGAGATTGCTTCTGGTCTGGATGGTGAACGGCCCATCAGTGAGGCCCTTGCGCTCAATGACGACAATGCCTGGCGGGTCATTAGTGCCGCTGGCGTAGTAGGCATCATATGCCGTGCTGTTGTCGTGGACGTCGAGCACCAAGCGCCGGGCCTCCGCTTCGATGCGCTGGGAGACCGTTCCGGCGATGACATCTCCAATCAACGCATACTGCTCGGTGCCAATGTAGAGCAGAGCCCCAGTCGGGGCGGGAGCGATGATGCGGATCTTCACGCGCTGCCGATCCTGCGTGTTGGCCAGCCACATCCGATTGGCGTAGGTCGTCAGGTCGTGCGCGAGGGGAGGGCGGACCCGATTGTTGGACTCGCCGCCACGGTCGCCGTTCGTGAACAGGGGCTCACCGCCACCCTGTGAGTCCACGTCAGTGAAGTTGATTTCGTTGTTCGTCACGTCCGATGCCGTGACGGCGCGTTCATAGACGAGGAACAGCGTGTCGCCCGGCTTCACTCCGCTAGGCACAGGTGACGAGCGGTACATCCGCAGATAGTTGCCGTTCGTATTGCTAATGCCCGTGGGGAGCGGAACGACCAAAACCGGGGAGTAGGGGCCGCCTGTGCTTGGGGCCGTGACCTCAACCAACCCTGAGGGCTGACCGAAGATGGGATGTCCCTCGGCATCATTGCGTCCCCACACGGCGCGGTAGGACACGGAGTAGCCAGCAAGGAGCCACGGGCTGTCGGCGGCGGCCGTCGAGAAGATGCCCTCGGCCACGATGTCGGCAGCACGCGGCACGCCGGGGATGCGCAGCGTGCCCGTCACGCCGTCGGCCAGCAGGACGCCGGACGCGCTGGTGACGTACAGGTCACCGCCGCCCGTGGCGTACTTCAGCACCTCGTTGTTGAGCGGCAGGGCGCTGCCGTTGCTGACGTAGGCTGTCCCGTTGTCGTGGTACAGCACGCCGTCACTGCCCCACGCGAACTCCGTGCCGCTGTACTCGAAGAGGGCGGCCACCGAAGCGGTGCCGGGCAGGGCGTAGGACTTGCGGCGCAGGCCCTTCACGGGCTCAGCCTCGCCGGGGCGGTTGGACGTGAGGTTGTCCGCGCGCAGCAGGGCGCCAGCGGGCTTGCGCTGGCCATTCACGCTGTTGGGGTTCGTCCAGAGTCCTGCGACGTCGAGCTGCATGTGGACTTCCTCCTGCGGTTCACCCCCGGGGCAGTGCCCGTCACCCGGGGGCTGGCCGACGATACTGGGGGGCGGGCACGCCTGCACGCGGTCGGTACGGGTGAACAGCGGGGCCGAGTCGCAGGCGGAGAGAAGCAGGAGGACGACGAGGGGATACAGACGCACGGGGGCTCCAATTCGAGTTTTGGTGTCTCAGCCCCCCGTTGTGGGCAGGCTGATTACCACTGTTCTCGCGTTGGACCTTCGTACAGTTTCGTCTCCCCCTGCCGATTTCTGTGTTTCACCAGTCCTGCTGCACCACCGTTGTCGCCTCATCCGCCCGGGGGGCGAAGTTCGACACCGCCGAAACCAGCGTCGCCTGCAACGCTGCTTCAGCCGCCGCCGCCGCGTCCATGTCCCCGTTGGCGCGGAGTAGTTGGGCCACCACGGAGTGTTCCAGCGCCGTCAGGTAGTCCAGCGGCACCTGCGGCACGGGGGACGTGCCCACCGGGCAGAGGTAGTCGCCAGCCTCGATGGTGGAGAGTTCGGCGTAGGCATCGAAGACGGTGACGTTGATGCCAGGCGCGGGCGTGAGTTGCACCAGCATGCCGTTCTGGTTGTCAGCAATGGCCTCGAAGCCAGGCGTGCCCTTCACGAGGTCCAGCCGCATGTCTGCGCCGTCCGGGTCTCCGAAGGAGTCCATGGGCTCGAAGTAGAGGCGAGTGCGGTTGTTGCCGGGGATGACCACCGGCACGGTTTGCGTCACGACGCCACACGAGACTGGGCTTACCAGCCGCGATGGGCGCCGGGCGTACCGGAGGACGAGGGTGCTGCCGTCCGTCGTGGATGGCGCCGGGTACACCTGCACCGCCGACGCTTCGAACCACCAGAACTCCACCGGACCGGTGGGCCGCACCCGGCCGTAGGAGCGGAACTTGGTCACCTGCGTGGACGTGGCGCGGGAGAAGTACGCGCGCGGGCGGCCGTCAGGGCCAACGAGGGACACCTCCAGTAACCGGAGGGAGCGCGTGGGTAGGCGGTACGTGCCTTGTCCTGCCGTGACGGCGTACGTCTGCGTGGCGGAGAGGTAGTCCTCCCCGGCGTCGAGCAACTTCGGGACGATGACCGTCCGGAGGTGCTGGTCGAGGAGGGGGAGGAGGTTGTCGAGCGTGTCGTACAGCGAGCCGCGCGGGACACGGGCGTCCCGGAGCACTCGCTCTTGAATCGCCAGCGTGTCCCATTCGGCCATGGCTCAGTGCTCCATCGGCATGTCGTCCATGTCGCGCCAGTGCTCGGGGTGCTCGCACTCGCCGTCCTCGCACTCCGGGGGCAGGGCGCCCTCGGGATTCTCTTCCGGCGCCGGGGAGCGGCTGGGAGGCATCTTCCCCGTGGCGTGGGCAATGCGCTTGGCGGCCTCAGCGTCCATGGAGGCGTCGAGGGCGGCGTCGAGGACGTCCTCCTCGCTACCCTCGCCTCGGTACGCCTGAAGCGCGTCCTCCAGTGCGTCGGCGAGGGAGTCCTCCGACTGCATGTAGTTGCGCGGGGGCTTCATACGGTCACCGTGTTCACCGTGCCGTCCACGCCGCCCGTGAGGCGCGCGCCGGAGGCCGTGACATTGGTGCCCGTGGCCGCGAGGGTGATGGCGTTGCCCTGCGAGCCCTTGTTCTTCGCCGTGATGGTGGTGACACCCAGCGCCGAGGTGGCCGTGACGAAGGGCGCGACAAGCGCGTTGACCGACGCGTTGATGGCCGCCGCCAGCGCCGCCGAGGAGGCCGTGTCCGACGTGGCCCACGTCACGGAGACGGTGACGCCGTTGATGATGGCGCCCACGGTGCCCGAGGACGAGGCCATGGTGATGGTGCCGGAGGCCGCTGCGCCATTCGTCCCGCCGTTGGTGAGGACGGTGACGATGCCCTGCCGCGTGCCACCTGCGAGGCCTTCGAAGAACATTGCCGCGCGCTCCATCCACTGGCGCTTGTTCGTGCTCAGCTGCGTCTGACCGGGGAACTGGTGGTCGATGTACTGCACGGTGATGGTCGCCGTGTTGTTCGGTGTGCGGATGGCCATGGAGCGCTCCGGGAAGGGGGAGGGCGGCCCCCGCGAAGAGGCCGCCCGGAGAGGCTACTAGCCGTTCGTCTCGTTGACGATGTTGCTCACCTTTGTCCAGAAGGCGGGCATCTTGTTGACGAAGCCCAAGTTGCCGTACTTCTGCGCCTCGCAGCCCGCCTTGCCCTCCTGCGGCTTCAGGTACTGGCTGTTGAAGCCCGAGGAGTCGAAGTTGAGGAGGTTCGGCTCCTGCGCGCCGACCTTGGAGCAGGTGGACTTCGTGGGCCCGATGAACATCTCACCGCGCTTGATGCCCGCCCACGGCATGAAGGTCATCTTGCCCACCTGCGAGTCGTAGGTGAGCGAGCGGAAACCGTTGGAGGCCGTGCCGCCCGCCTCGGAGTAGCGGCGCAGGATGGTCTCGTTCGCCAGCAGGTCCGCGAAGGTGTCCGGGTTGCACCAGACGTCCACGCCCTCCACGCCCATGCCCTTGGAGATGGAGTTGGAGATGTGGCTGTAGAGGCGTTTCAGGGTGATGGCGAGGCCGCCGTTGTCCTTGGTGTTGGCCTGCATCAGGTCGTACTGCGTGGTGTCGATGTTGTAGAGCGTGGTGCCCGCGCTCGTCATCACGTAGTCCATGCCCTGCGTGCCGTTGCCGTAGGAGCCGAACTTGAGGAGGCCGTCGCCCGCCGCCAGCGCGGCGAGGTCGGTCGAGTTGCCGGTGACGTAGAGGTAGCGGTTGTCGATGTCGAGGGCGAACTGCACCAGCGCCGCGTTGGCGTTGCGCTTCGTGGCCGTCGGCCGGCCCGTGGCGCCAATCTGGTAGCAGTCGTACCGGCTGCCCTTGCGGCCCACGAAGAGGCGGGGGGCGAAGGACGCGTTGGTGAACTGGATGCGGGCCTGGCCCACCGGCACGCCGTTGCCGCCGGTGCCCACCAGGACCGAACCGATCACTCCAATGTTCGTCCCTCCATACCAGAAGTCGATCTCCAGGTTGGCGGCCAGGCCCGTGTTGAGCCGGAAGATCATCCGGTCCACGGCGCTCTCCAGCGCACCCGAGGCGGGGCCATTGCCGTCCGCCGTGCGGGCGATGGTCTCGTAGTCGATGACGCCGCGCTGGTGGTAGTTGGACGAGTTCACCAGCGCCGGGAGCATCTGGCCCGGGGCGGTGTCGTTGAAGCCGAAGGCGCCCGCGCCCGCCGCCGCCATGGTGGTGGAGTCGTCGTAGGTGAGGTCGAGCGCGAACTGGTACTGGAGGCCGAGCCGCTGGCCGGACTCCAAGTCCAGCATGGACGTCAGGGGCGAGACGTCGGTGGGGTACATCACCGTCACGCCCTTCTGGTAGCGGGTGACGGCGATGCCGTTGAGGGTGCTGAGGTAGTTGTTGTAGATGTCGGCCACGGGGGCCTCCGGGGAGACGGGGGAACAGAAAAAGCCGTGCTGCTGGCCGTTTCGGTTGCCGCCGCCCCGGGGTCGGGTTGCCGCCGACTGCGCGGGCCGTGTCCGAGTCTACGGGCCTACTTCGCCGCTGTGACGGTGACTCTATGCAGGCTTCATGCCCACCTGCAACTCATTCGCTGCGCGCCAACTTCTGGAACGACCGGAAGTCGCTGCCGGAGTACGCGGGCTTCTTCTGCTCCGGCGGGCGCTGCTGCGACGTGGGGACGACGCGCGCGGGCGGGTTGCGCGCGGCGCGCGCCTGCTCCCGAAGCCCGAGGCGGATGGTCTTCACGAGGTCCGGGTAGCGCTTGGCCAGCACCTCGTAGGGCGCGTTCTTGAGGCGGGCGCCCACGTAGCCGTCGAGGTGCTGGGAGGCCACGTTGACGAGTTCCGCCGTGGTGCACTCCAGACCGTGGCGCATCGCCTGAATGCGGTACTTGCCCATGGCACGGATGGTCTCCTCGTCCACCGGGAGGCCCGCCTCACCAGCGGCCTTGGCAGCCTCGGAGACCTCGCTGACGAAGGTCTCGTACTTGGCCCGGACGTTCGCCTTGAAGGCTTCGGCCTTCTTGGCCTTCTCCGCTTCCTGCTCCTGCCGCTGGCGCTCCTGCTCGCGCTGCTTGTACTCCAGCAGTTCGCGGTCGCGGGGGTCCATCTCCGCCTCGTCAAGGTGCCCAGCGAGGGCGCGCGCCATGAAGTCGTGGGCGTACTCGGCGGCGTCCTGCTTGGAGTAGCCCGCGCGGATGGCCTCGTCGTACAGCACCTTGCGGAACTGGTTCGGGTTGGAGAGGGACTGGCGCAGGGCGGCCTGCCGCTCGTCGGCCTCCTTCCGGAGCTTCGCGGCCTCCTCGAACTTGGAGTAGGCGGCCTTCTCACGCGAGAGGCGCAGGGCCAGCGCGTTGTGGTCCAACTCCTCCTCGAAGTCCTGCCCATTGGCCTTGTACTTCACCCGGACGCGCGCCTCGGCCTCTGCCTTCGTCTCCCCTGGCTGCTGGCCGGGAACGGTGGGCTGGCCTGCCTGCGGGGGGCCGTTGAATCGGCCTTGCTCGCGGGGCTGGGCGTGGGAGTGGTGCGTCTGGGGCTGGGCGGGCTGCTGCTGGACTTGCGGGGCTGCGGGGGCGACGGGGGTGTCCATCTACGACTCCTTGCGGGCCCGAAGGTTGCCGCGTGGGGTGGGTGCTGCTACATCGGGGGCGCTGCTAAGGGTGACTCGGTGGTGTTCACGGCGTGCCACTGAGCCTCCCGCGCCAACGCCAGAAAGCCGAAAGCAAGCGCCAGCAGGCAAGAGCCCCGGACCTGTGTCGTCGGTCCCGGGCTCTTCGTCTTTCATGCCGCCGCGCCTCCCGGGCCCGGGGCCGCCGGGTTGACGCCGGTGCTGAAGGCGACCTCCGGTGGCATCTGCGGCTGGGTGGGCATGTTCGCCTCTCCGGGCGGGCCCTGCTGCTCAGGCGTCATGCCCTCCTCGCCACCTCCTGCAGGCGGAGCACCCTGCGCGGGTTGCTCGTCTCCGGGCGCTGGGGCGCCGCCGGCCGCCATCTGCATCATGCCCGCGATGGACTGGAGGATGGGGACGCCCGAAATCTCCAGCAGCATGGGGTTCTGCGTCTGGGCCTCCTGCACCGCCTTGATGTGGTCCGTGACGTGGGTGAAGACGGCCTGCCTGACGGCGGGGTTGGCGCGCGCCTCCGGGGAGTCGAGCACGGACAGGTGCTGCTTGACGTGGATCTGCCAGTCGTCCGTGGCGAGGGCCTTCGGGAGGGACGTGGGGTCCAGCACTGACTGCGGGGCGCCCGTGGCTGGGTGGGGCTGCGTCAGCGGGGCGCCGTCCGGGCCTTGCTGGAAGCGCGCGCGGGCCAGCATCTCGTTCTCCTGATGCACATTGCGGCGCTTCTTCGTGTCGAGGTCCGTCAGGGGCTCAAGGCGGCCCGTCTCCAGCACCCGGAGGTACTGGCCCATGTCCAAGGGCTGCTGATTCTGCTGGGCCAACTGCATGAGTTGCTGGCCGAGTTCCATGCGGCCCGCGAGGGTGCGCGCCAGCGGGTTGCCGATGTCCACGCGCACGCGCTTCACGCTGCCGATGTCCGCGCCGCTGTACTGCGCAAGAAGCGTGCCGGACTCGCCCGTCACCTCGATTTGCACGGGCTCCGAGGCGAACGTCTGGAAGATGGAGAGACAGTCCTCGCCGCTGCGGGAGAGGTAGCGGACGATGCTCTGCTGGAAGTCCGAGGTGAACTGGACGGCCTGCGCCTGTACCAGCGCGAGGGCGGAGCCGGACTTGAGGCTCGCTTCCGGCTGGCCGCGCACCACGCCGTTGACGCCGGAGATGGACTCCATGTCCTGCACGGCCAACTTCTGGCCCTCCACAATCTCCTGCGGCGTGTTCGTGAAGTTCAGCGGGACGGGGAGGCCACCGCCCGGGGCGCCCGTGGCGTTGTACTCCAGCAGCGTCAGACCCTGCGCCACCTGATCCGCCGTGACGCCACTGCCCTTGGGGGCCGCGATGACGCCCACGCCGTGCGTGCGGTGGTTCGTGGCCCGGACGCTGGCCGTCAGGTTCACGTAGTCCTGGAGGCCCAACAGGTCCCACGCCGGGGCGTAGCCGTGCGCGGAGTCGAGGAAGGACGCAGGCGCTACGCGCTGGACGGCCATCCGCTTGCCAGGCAGGGAGTCCGCCACCAACACGAGGCCGCTGCCGAGGAAGAAGACGAACCGGCCGCCGGGCATGGCCGGGGTGTCGTCGTGCCAGAGTTCGTACCGGTAGATGAGGTCTTCATCCGCCTCGTACGCCGAGCGGGAGAGGACGTGCTGTTCGGACAGGCGGCACTCGTTGTCCACCTTGGCGTTCTTCTGGGCGAGGATGGCCTCTGCGTGCTCCGGGAAGTCCGCCGCGAGGTCCCATCGGTTGACCTTCTTGCGCAGCACCACCCAGTTGAACTTCCGCGCACTGGAGAGGCCCGGGTCGAAGTAGACGTCCGGCGGCTTGAAGGCGTCGAACTCCATCGCGCCCGTGCGGATCTCCGCGCCGTTGTCGCCATCCATGGGCTCCGCTTCGGCGGGCTGGAGAGGTTCACCCCGGTTCGGGTTCCACCACTTGCGGTCCCACCCGGCGCCGAGGACGCAGGCGTACTCGATGGCCTCCAGCGACACGTCCTCCATGCCCTCGCGGGAGTAGTGCTCAAGCACGGCGCGCGCGACGCGCGTCTCCGTCTCCGCCTTGGACTCGCCCGTGGCGGCCATCGGCTCCAGTGTGGGGCGCTGGCCGGACGCGAGGATGCGGTAGTGCGTGAGGAGGTTCCGGAAGTGGTTGACGATGAAGGCGGTGAACTGGCCCTTGTTGCCGCGCCGGTCGAGGGCGTGCGACGCATAGCCCTCGCGGGACATGCCGAAGTACGCGTTGTGCGCGCGGACCCAGACGTACCAGAGGCCGGTGGCCTTCATGTGGCGCTGGGAGCGCTCCACTTTCTTCACGCACTCCAGCCCCAGCGACTCGCCTTCCTTCGCCGCCCAGTAGGTTTCAACAGAGGCCATAGTCGTCACCACCGAAGCCGAAAGCGTTCTGCCACGTCGCAAGGCTGGGGCGCCGCATGTCCGGCTCCTCCAGCACGAAGTGAGTGTTGCGGTTCACGTCCACGTAGTTGGGCGGGAAGGGGTTCTCCTCCCGCTGGACGTTCCGCGTCAGGTAGATGAGGGCCGCCACGCCGTCGTAGTGGCCGTGGCGCTTCGGGTTGTCCTTGGCGAACTCGGTACGCTGCTTGTTCCAGATGGCCGCTTCCATCTGCTTCAGCAGCTCGGGGCACCCTGTGGGGTTGATGGCCAACTTCCCGACGCTGCCGTAGCCCGCCACCATGCGGTCGCAGTTGGAGATGGCCGTGTCCCGGTCGTCCTTGGCGGTGTGCTGGAAGACGAGGCTGTGCTTGTCGGCCACTTCGGCCAGCAGGTGCGGGGAGTAGTCGCTCCAGCGGGAGGGCTCCCTCCAGCCAATGTGGAAGCGGGAGGCGCGCGCCTTGCCCAGCACCTCCTCCTCGATGCGCTTGACGTTGCTGGCCAGGTCGTCCGGGCGCATGCCCTCGCGCATGTACCACTCCCGCTCGACCACCAGCGTCCGGGAGTTGAAGTCCCACCAGCCCATGAGCCAGAAACTCCAGTCAGGCGACCAGCCAACGTCGAGCGCTTCGTAGACAGCGAAGTGCGTAGGCCGCGAGATGGCCCGGTAGCGCTCGCAGCACTCGAAGCAACCTCCGGTCGTCCGCGAACTTCAGCACCTTGCGCGTCGGGTCACCGATGAGCTCGCCCAGGTACTCGCGCCGGTAGTCCTCTGTCTTCAGGTACTCCTCGTAGGGGATGCCCTCGGCGTCCTCCTCGATGAAGGCCTTCACGAGGTCCGGCGTGTACTGGCCGTCATGGATGGTGAGGTGCACCTCGCGGCCGTCATCCCGGGCGGAACGGCACAGCGTGGCGAAATAGTGGGCGCTGGAGTCCGGCGGCGTACCCACCACCAGCATCCAGCCGCACCCGTCCTGTGCGCGCGTGCTGAGCAACTGGGGGCCGACGACCTTGGTCAATTTCCGAAGGTCGCGGATGTGCCCGCCCTCCTCGATGATGACGCCGTGGGCAGCCGGGCCACGGCCAATGTTGTCAATGGCCGTCTCGTTGCTGGCGCCGTACAGGTCGATGTGGCTGCCGTTGGGGAAGTGGTAGGCGGACTCACTGGAGCGCCAGACAGGGCGGAGGTCCGGAGGCGCATCCGCGCAGATGGCCTCGATGGCCGGCCGCACGTAGTCCTCCAGCATCTCCTTCGTGGGAGCGATGACAGCGATGCGCGCCCCCTTGATGGCGATGCACGTCTCCACGCCGATGACCTCGGCGGCGAACGTCTTGCCGAGGCGGCGGCTCCAGCGCCAGACGGCGCGGCGCTTCGACTTCTTGGCGAAGATGAGGGACTTGAAGTGGTCGTAGCCCTTGCGCTGGTGCTCGTAGAGCTTGTAGCGCAGGCGTGGGGTGCGCCACGCCGTCTCGATTTCAGGACGCATCAGGTGCCATCCTCGGCGTCAGTGGCGCGGGACACCTTGGCGGGGCCGGTCTGCTCCAGCCGGGCGAGCCGGTCGGCCTTCTCCGCCTCGGAGACGGGCTTCTCCTCGTCGTCTTCCTTCTCGGGCACCTTCTCCAGCAGTGCGGCGACCTTCGCGGCGGCCTCCAAGGTGGCCACCTCGCGCTCCGAGAGGGCGGCGTCCTCCTCCAGCGCCTTAAACTTGTCGGCGTAGGCCGGGTCCGTGGCGTCCCATGCCCCTTCCGCCTTGGTGAGGCGGGCCTGCGCGCGCTCCTGCCGCTTCCGGATGCGGGCGGCCTCCGAAACCATGGTGGCGATGACGGGACGGCGAAGAGAAGGCATGCGGCCCATTACGAGATCTCCGGTCCGAAGGTGTCGCCCATCTCGCGCATGCGCTGCTCCTTGGCCACCGTCTCCACCTCGCCGCGCAGCTTCGCGAAGTCCAGCAACATGGCGTTGAAGTCCGCGCGCAGGCGGCGGGACTCTTCGGGGGTAATGACGCCGTCGAGGCGCTTCTCCCACGCGTCCACGTGGTGGCGGAGCACCATCCGAGCGTTGTCGGAGGCGTCCCGGGCGGTGCGGAGGTCGTCCGTCCGGGCTTTGGCGTCCGCTGAGCGCTCCCGAAGGTACGGCAGGAGTGCGCCGGTCACCAGCACGGCTAGCCACACCCACGCGGGGGCGCCGGGAAGCAGGCCGAAACCCGATGCAAGCAGCCCGGCAGACCCGAGGAGGATGCAGAACGGCGTCGCGGGTGGCAGGCGGTCAGGCGTCGGGTCGGCCATGCCCCTACGGTTACACGGCAAGAGGCGTGCCGTCCAGTACACCCGTGTTTCGGTGCACATTCCGGTACGCCAGCAGCGCGTGGACGCCGGGCGGGGCCACGTCGTAGAGGTCCGGGCCGGTGTAGGGCGCGGTTTCGGCCAGCCACTGACCGAGAATGCTGTTGGGGTGGATGGGGAAGTCGCAGTCCTTCGGCGCCTTCGCCATCGCTTCCTTCACGTGGCGGTAGATGTCCGCCATACTCGGGGGCGTCGGCACGCTCACCGGTACGCCTCCGGCTTCAGCCACCGGTCAATCCGGTCCGTGAGGTGGTCCTCAGCCACGTTCCACCGCATGGAGGCGGTGGGCTTGGAGTCCACGCCCAGTTCCATGATGGTGTTGGACTCCACCACTTCGCCGGACCTAGCCATCACCCATCGCACGGCGTACTGGCCACCGGTGTCAAAGGACGTGTGGACGGGGCCAAGGTGCTCGACGACGAGGAGGCGCGTCTCCCCGGTGCCAATGAGGCGACGAAGCGCCGCGCTGTCGCCCACGAGGCGCTTCAGCGTTTCGGTGTGATCCTCCTCGGGGAGGGCCACCAGCCGGAGGCGTCCGAGGAGGTCATCCAGCAGGGCTTCGGTGGCGTCTTCGGACGTCTTCGGCTTCGGGGGCATCAGGACTCCGTGGCCTTGGCGGAGGCGAGCCAGGCGGCTCGCTCCACGGGGCGCAGGTTGTTGAAGTGGACGCGCACCTCGCCGTCCATGGCGTGGCAGTGTGCCACATACAGCGTTTCGGCGCGGCTCAGCAGGTACGGCGGGGCATTCGAGAGGGCGTTGATGGCCTCGGTGTTGCGCTCCCCCGGGGACTCGGGGCCCACCGTCACCTCGTCCTGCCGCTTCACGTCCTCGCGGTGCCAGTCAGGGGAGTCCGCGCCGCCCCGAGACAGGGGCGAGTCGTACGGGGTGCCCTCGTTGGACTTGCCCACGGCGCCGTCCTTGTCTGCGTCCAGCACGGGCTCGCCGGAGGTGGCGAGCAGCACCTTGGCGTCGGCGTCGTCCTGCTGGTGCTCGCTGGAGCGGAGGGAGGAATCGTCCCCGGCCTCGGCCGTCTCCACTTGAGCGTCGGCCCGGAAGGTGTCCGAGGTGGGGCGCTCGGCGTCGCGCAGCTTCTCGGAGCGGGTGTGGTGCGTCTCGGCGAGGGGCGGGGACTTCGGCGGGGTGGGCTTCGTGTGCTTGGACATGGGCGCTCCAGTGAGAGGTACGGGGAAGGTACTACTCGCCTGCGGCCTTGGGGTAGCAGTCCACGCAGTAACACCAATCACCAGACACCTTCGTTGGAAGCGTGAGTCCGCAAACGGAGCAATTCATTTCCACTCCTTCCCGCAGCGCTGACACGCAACAAGGCGCCATCCAAAGCGGGTATGCGGTGCTAAGTGGCGGTGCCCGAAGACGAAGCAGAGGAGGCGCTTCATTCGACCACCTCCCAGTCGGTGGCGAGGACGTGCTCCCAGTGGAGCTGCCGAACGGAGGCGCGGCCCCAGAAACTCCCATCATCGGCACGAGACACGGACCACGCCTCGCTGTCTTGCCACCCGCCGCGCCGCACCTTCTTGCCTGCGCGCATCTGCTGGAGGGCCCACCCGAAGTCGTGGATGGGTTCGAGCGAAACGTGAGTAAGTACTTGCTCGCGAGTCGCCCCTAGGGCCTCAAGGTCGCGCATCGTCCCTTCCGGAATCGGCGCGGGCTTGGACTTCAGGGCGCGGACGCGCTCGGCACAGGCGCGGCTCGCGTCGCGAGCGTAGTCTCTCGACGGTGTGGACGCGCTGCCGAACGAATTTGCGGCCGTGTCGAGGATGGCGGCCGCCTCCTCCAGCGCGGCATCGCGGGACGTCGCCTGAATCAGCGCCATGGCGGCGCCTGCCACGCCTCCGTGCTTGATGACGTGCTCGGCCTGCGCCAGCGCCGCGTCAAGGCTCGGGTCGGACGGGGCCTTCACGCCGAGGAGCGACCATAGGCGGTCCGCCACCTGCCCGCGCACGAGGCGTTCCGTGGCCTCGGTCGCCACCGCCCCGTGTGTCCTGAGGCGTACCGAGGCGGCGTTGATGACGGCCCCGGGGGACGGTTTCGGGGACATGGCATCCCAGTGGGGCCAGAGGAGCGGGCCAAGGGCGTCGGACACGCGCTCCTCCTCGGGGTTGGCCGGTGGCAACTCCCCCGTCTTCAAGACGTGGTGCATGTCCGACTCGGTGAGTGGTTCAGGCTTTTGGTAGCCGTTGAATCCAACGGACTTGGCGTTCTCGTACACCTGCCGAAGCCAAGCCCGAATCCACCTGTCGGCAACCTCGTCCTCGACCTGCTGTCCACTCACGCGCGCCTCCCTTTCGACTCCAGCCATACCATAGGGAGACGGATGGGGCTATTTCGGTACGGTAGCGGTGCATGGAGAATCGTCGTTGACAGAGTGCGGCGACGACGGAGGGGTCGAAATCTCGCCTCGAATGTGTGTGGGACCCCCGGCGTGGGACTCCGAAGGGGGAGGGGGTGGGGAATCCTGGTGGGGGGCGTACCCCTCGGGCCCGGCCAGGCTGACGCCGCACGCAGGACAGCACAGCGTCCGCGCCCCCCACGCCAGCCACGGGTAGCGCTGCCCACACCGCGCGTCGGCGGGCACCAGCCGCACCTCGTCAGGCGTGAGGTAGCGCCACAACAGCCCCACGGCCGCAGCGCCACGCCGGGCAGCGAGGCTGATTTGCTGGTGGTGAGCCCGGGGGATGAGGCGCGCAGCCTCGTGGGCGGAGGGCCAGACGCGGCCCAGCGAGTCCACCAGCGGGCGCGCCGAGCTCTTGCGGCGGCCTCTGTACACCCGCCAAAAGAGGGGGGCGTCCACCCGGCCGGCCTTGGGGCGCTTGGTAGGGGCGCGACGCAGGCGCCTGCCCTCGGGCGCGACGTCCGGCAGGGCTGCCCAGAGGCGACGCGCGCACTCGCGGTCCACCCGGTAGCCCCGCTGGCTTGCGCCTGAGTGCCGCACGAAGCCGAGCGCGCCCAACAGGTAGCCCAGCCGCAGCGGCGCCACCCGGTTGAATGGCCAGCCCTCGGCGTCGGCGAGCTCGCCCAGCAGCCGCGACATCAGCGTCACGGTGGGCGACTTGTACGCGCCCTTCCGCATGCCGACGTGGCGCATCCATGCGTGGACGGCCGAGACATCCGTGTCAGGCAGCCCGCGCTCAAGCCCACCCGTTGGCGCGCCGTGCGCTGTCTCCAGTCGCGCCAGGGCCTCAGCAACCGCGTCAAGACTCATGCCAACAGCCTAGCGCCGTTCTGCTTCGCGGTCGCGTCGTTCGCTGGCACGCGATATGCCGCCACCCAAGCCACAAGATGGTCATTCTCAGTCGGACTCTCGCCCACATTTCAGCATCCAGCGGTCTTTATGCCAGAGCGCGAACACGACGCACCCAGCGAACAGACGCAGCCCGAGCGCTGACATTGCGATGAACTGCTCGACGGCCCATTCCGGCAGCACTCCGAGCGCCGCCATCGCCACAATCAGCAGGTACATTTCCCCTCCGGCCAGCCCGTCGTTGTCCGCCGGCGGCGCGCGTTGGGCGGAAGGCGTGGGCGCTGGTTGCGTCCGTCCGCCTCCCACTCCGTGACTCCCTTCGGTCGGGCCGCGTCCGGCCGGGTGCCGATGTCGAAGGTTTTAAACCGATACCCCCGATTTTGGCCTGCCCGAAGTACTTTCTGCAACCATTCTCGCTGGCCCATTTCTTGCCGAGATGACGGCAAGGCTGAGCGTCATTTTCGGGGCGCTGGTTTGATGCGGCTCAGCACGCTCTGCCGCTCCTCCGGCGTCATGTCCGCCCACGTCTTCACCTTGCCCGGCTTGACGTGGCTCCCGCCTCGCAGCGGCGTACCACTGCCCTTGGGCTCAGCCGCTTCACTGCCTCTGGCGGCCATCCGCGCCTGCTCCAGTGCCCGCTTCCAGTTCACGTCTTCCCCTCCACCCGGTCCGCGTGCTTGAGCAGCAGCGCAGCAAGGGCACGGGCTTCAGCGGAGCCAAGCCACGTCAGACAGAAGTTCTCGCCACGCTCAAGCAGCACTCGAATCCTCCGAGGGTCGCTGATTTGAATCACGCCGACCTCAGCGCGCCCGTCTTCCAAGACCACAGTGTCCATGCCTGCCTCCTTACCCATTATCGCGACAAGGCCCCGGGAGTTTCATCCCGAGGCCCAGTCTCACCGCGTCAGACCTGCGGCTCCCACGTCTCCCACACATCGCCAAGCCTCACGCGCGCATGGCTGTCATCCGTACTCGGATGCGGAAGCGCGAAGAGGACATTGCTGCCCTCCGGGAAGGCCGAGACGATCTGCGGCCTGTACTTGACGCCCTCGTGCGCGATGTAGCTGCCACGGACGTCCTTCTCGATGGTCTTGCGCGTCTTCATGCTGCCTCCCTGTCTCGCCCCGCCACCACAGCGGGGACAAAGAGATTGTCGCGAGGACGCGGCCGGAGTTGCGTGCTGCATTTTCTCCGGCATTTTGCCCAATGCGTCACACCAGCGCGTCCGTCCACCGGATGCCGCAGCGGATGTCCCCGCCGTAGAGCTCGGCCCGGTTCGCCCGCCACGTGCGCTTCCCGCCGTTCACCGTGATGCGGCGGATGCGCGCCTCGGTCAACCCGCGCAGCGCCTTCACCACCTTGGCCAGCGCCGCGAAAGCCTCGCCGTTGGTATCCCCGCCATCGAGGTGCAGGGTGAACTCGCCACTGGGCAGACCGTCGTCCCCATTCTCCGCCAGCACGCTCACCTTGAAGCCCGTGGGGAGGATGGCGCGGACACTGTCGGCGTAGTGGAGGCGGAGGGCGGCGGTGACAGTCTTGCGGTCGGCGGCGTTCATGTGCGGCTCCGTAGCGCGGGGTACATGAACATCATCGGGGCGAGCTCGCGCGGAGTTGCGCCCCCATTCTCGGCCTGAATTTCTGCGCCGCGTCATGCCCCACGGGGCGATATCTGCGGAACGCCCGCGCACGTAGCACACGCCGTGCCACAGCAGAAAAAGCCCGCGAAAAATCCCCACGCAACTCCCGCGCGCCGGTGCCGATAACTCCTGTGTAGCCCGGCGCGTCGCTGGGCCTGACACGGAGCCGACCATGAGCACCGCCATCACCCAACTGCCTCACGCCCACCTCATCGAACTCCTGGGCCACGTCGTGCACTACCGCCCCAACGGGCAGGACTCGGACATCTGGGGTGCCCTCGTTTCCGTGGAAGGCGACTGGGCCACCATCGCTGGGCCCGCTGACCGCCTCGGGAACCGCCGCAAGGACGAGGTGCCCGCCCGTTTCGTCTTCGCCGACCCCACCTGAGATTCGGAGCATTCCGCCATGTCCTCGCCCAGCCCCTTCCGCCTCTATCTCATCCCCTCCGACGGCAACACCAAGCAGGTGGACTGCCCTCGCACCATCCAGACGCTCGCTGGCGCCAAGCAGTACGCGAAGCAGTGGGCCGGCGACGTGGGCGCGGCCGGTAGCCTCATGATCTCCGAGGGAACGAAGGACGTCGCGTGCGCCGTGGTGAAAAACAGCGTCATCGTGCAGTGGATTTGAGCGCCGCACGCAACTCCGAAATTCGAGTTACGATAACATCAGTACGGGCCCTGTGGTGGGGCCCTCCCAGAGAGGTCGCCATGTCCAAGTCCACGCTGAGCATCACGGTCGTTGAGCCCATCTTCAAGGGCGCACACACCATCCTCCCGCGCACCATCGAAGTCCCATGCCGCTTGCCCGAGGCGTTCAACTTCAAGCACGACGGCTGTCTCTTCACCGCCAACCTCTACGAGAGCGCCATCAAGGGCCTCGCCGTCGCCACCATCAAGTCAGAGGATGACGACGGCTCGCCCTTCATGTTCGACGGCACGGACGCCGTTGCCGCGTCCATCCTCGCGACCATCAAGGCCGCGCTGGGCATCACCGGCCCCGTTCCTCCCGGCTCGCCCCTTCCCGCCATCGCGCTCGCCTACGAGGCCGAGTGCGCCGCCTACGACTCGTGCGTGAAGGCCCTTCATTACCTTCCACCGTACCTCTGGGGCATCGGCACCACCGGCGGCCACCCCTCCGATGAGACGGCCACGGGCGTGCGCTCCAACGCCGCGCGCCTGCTCGCGAAGTACGTCGAGTACGTGGTGGAGCAGGCGTCCAAGCCCCAGACGAAGCGCTCCGAGTCGAAGGTGACGCCGTGAGCCCTGCCCACCTCTTCTCCGTCTCTCTGGACTGGGCCCGCTACGCGGAGACTTGGCGCGGACACGACCGCAGGAAGGCACTGCTTGGCCTGCGCAGGCACATCCAGTTCCGCGAGCAGGCCCGCACCCTCGCGAAGCAGGCCAAGGCGGTGAAGCCGTGAGCACGTCCGCATACTACCTCGCAGCATCCACCGCCGCCATGCACAGGGCGGAGCGGTGGCGCTTGGAAGTCCCATACACGGGAGCGGCCGAAGAGGCCCGCCGCGAAATGATTCACCACGTCAGGATGCGTGAGCACGCGCGACGTCTTTCGCGGCAGGCCACGGAGCGTAAGCCATGAACGCCCTCGCGGCCTCGGCGGAGGCGGATGTCTACGTCCCAGAAAAGGAAGTCGAGACGGCAGAGCGCGAGCGCGACCGGTACAAGGACGCGCTGTACGTCGTGCTGGGGCAGTTGAACTCGTTCGGCTGCCTCGTAGGTGACAAGCCGCAGGTGTCCCGCCGCGTGGCGGTGGGCGCTGCGGAAGTGATGGCAGGACTCATCGAAGAGGCGCTCGGGCGCTAGGAGGCAGCACCATGGCGAAGTACAGGGTGTGGGTTCGTGAGATTCCGACTGACGAGGTCTTCCTTGAGGCAGAGTCCGAGGAGGATGCAGTTGACGCGGCACTGGAGACAGCGACGCTTGACTACGCCATCCCGGATGACCTCGAAGTGTCAGAGGTGACTTCGTAAATCCCCCTGAAAATCCCCACGCAACTCCGGCGCTGCTTCCCCGATAACTCGTCATACCCGCCGCACGCCGGCACCGGCATGGACACCAACAACCGCCCCTTCCCCATCGGATCCACCGTCATCATCGGCACCAAGTACGAGATGGCCGACCACCCACCATTTGTGGGCCGTGGTCGGCAGGTGGCCGATGAGTGGACGGGGCGGAAGATGATGGTGACTGGATACTCCAAGGAAGGCGCTGTCTTCCTCGGCGAGGAGCCGGAGGATCTGGATCTGATGGTCGATGCTCGCCGTCTGTCTCTCGCGAAGTAGACGGGAGAAAAGAAAGGCCGGAGGAAACTCCGGCCTCGCCCTCACGACAATCATTCAAAGCCCACATCGGGCCGGGGAGACGACACATGATGAGCGCGGAACTGAAGGCGTTGCAGCAGGCACTTCGCGAAGAGGCGGCGCGGTACATGGCTGCCCACCCCGAGGAGTTCGCTGGGCACCCCGACGACGAAGGCCAGTGCCGTGAGTGCAGCGGCGCGCGCACCATCCTCATCTGCCCGCGCGGACACCGCTCCGGCTGTGACTGCGCCGAGATTGAAGTCCCCTGCCACGCCTGCCGGTAGCACCTAAGGAGAACAACACATGGCCGCATTCAAGGACTCAGGGCATTTCTGGTGGCAGCAGTGCCCAACGTGCGAAATGGCGTGGTTCGTTGGAAACCCGCCCGAGGACGAAGAGGAGGACGTCGAGTGCGCGCGTTGCTCGGCGGACGGCAACAGCGCTGAACAGCCCAAGGAGACGCCATGACGAACGAGACGAAGGTCATCTATAGGGTCGAAGTCAGACGTGAGAATAACGACCGTGACGTCCTCATTGTTTGCCTGTCCTGCCTGACAACGACTCGCGATTTTTTGAGGGTCGTTCGCAAAACGAAGTGCCCCAACACGTCGGTCTGCGACCGATGCAATTAGCGCAAGGATGCGTAATGAACGACGAGACGAAGGCCCCGACGAAGGAAGAGGTGGAGGAGGATGCTGGCAAACTCGCTGGATACGTATCCGGCATTGGCGTGCGCGAGGATCGCGAAGCCCTCGCCCGCCTGAAGTCCGCCGCCCTGCTGGGCACCCAGGCGCCGGGGCTGGTGGCGGACAACGCGGCGCTGGTGGGTCTGCTCCAGCGCGTGAGCAGCGCAGGGCTCAAGCCCTCTGGGGTGGTGGTGGCGGATGTTGACGCCACCCTCGCCCAGCCCAACCCCGGCGCGGCCCTGCTCGCGGAGCACGACGCCGAGGTGTCCGCCCTCCAGGCCCGGGTGAACGCGTTGGATGGTGACCTGCGTCGAATTCTTCAGGTTCTGACGCTCGGTCAGCAGGTGGATGCGGCTCAGACCGTACTGGGGCACGAAGTATTGGACGCCGTGCGCGCCCTCCAGGCCCGGGTGGCGCAGGTGGAGCACCTGTTGGGCGAATCCATCGCGGAGACGCCGCGAGCGCAGAGCATCGCTCACGAGGCCATTCAGACCGCCCGGAACGCAACCGAGACGGTGGGGCGGTTGGAATCCGAGCGCGACGCCCTCCGCGCGCAGGTGAAGAGGGCCCGGGATGCGTTCGGAGATATCAGCACGACCTTCGAGGCGAAGCCGCTGTGGGGGCCGCCGCAGGACGGCCTCTCGTCAAAGATGGCGAAGGCCATCGACTACGCATGGGGTGTGGCGCGCGAGCAGTACGCTGCCCTCTCCGCCCCGCCCGCCGAGACGCCTGCCCCCGGGCGCAAGGAAGTGCCTTGCAGGGGCTGCGGCGAGCCGGAGGACCAACACCAATACGGCGCGCGTGCTGCGAATTGCCCCGGCCACTGGTAGCCCGCCCTGCCCCGGCGCGTGAGAGTCCCGGGGCCCATGCAGTACAACCCCCAACCAGAGGTTCCTGTGAAGAAGTTGTGCCTTCCTCTCGCCGCCTTTGCCCTGTCCGTGGCGGGATGCTCCTCCTCAAGCCAGTACGAGCGCGGCGCGTACACTCCGCCCGTCCGCGCCCCCACGTTCACCCCCGCCGAGGACGCGCCCCATACGCGCGGCCAGCCCGGGTACGTCAATGGCCAGCGCGTGGAGCGCAGCCCCAACCGGCGCTACGTCGAGCCCAGCATCGAGCCCCAGATGATGGCTGCTGACGGAGACGACCAGCGCGCCGTGGAACTCCTCATTAACGAACCCGTCCCTAAGTCCACCCCTGAGGGCATCGAAGACAAGGAGTTCGCCGCGTGCTGGCGGGACTTCGGGAAATTGGCGCTCGACAACAATCGCCACCTCCTCACGTTCTCCCCGGAAGAGTTCCGCTGCCTGCGTCACAAGGTCCTCTCGCACTGCGGAGCGCGGAAGGTGGAGCGGCGCACGAAGCGTGACTACGACTCCACGTTTGAAGACGAGATGGCCAGCACGAGAAAGACGAAGCGCGCCTGTGGCCGCAAGGACGAGTTCAACACGCCGCGCGTGGTGGACTTCGCCAACAAGATGTTGGACTACGGCGACAGTAGCGCAGGGTTTGGCTGGCGGACGTAGCGCCTGCCACCCCTGAAGCACCGAAGGCCCGGACTCGCATCCGGGCCTTATTCGTTGCGGGCTACGGACGAATGAGAACGCAGGCCCGGTATGTGCCGCTCGGGACGGAGATGACGCTACTCAGCAGTCCGCCCGCCTCGAACCGCATCTGCACCGCGTTAGCCGCCGAGGCAATGCACACGCCCTTCGCGCCTAACGGGAGGAAGGACGGGTTGCCCACGACGCACGGGTAGCCAGCAATGGCCCCGGGCACCGTGATGTTCGTGGTGGTGCTGATTCCCGTCAGGGGGATGGAAAGGCCCGTCACCGTGGCGTTGGCGCAGACGGTGTCAGGAGTCACCGTGGGGATGGACGCCTGCACCGCGTCGATGCGCCCATTCATCGTGGCGATGGCCGCGTTCGCCGTGGCGGTGGGCATGTACGTGGCCGCCGCGTTGCTCCCGGCCTGCGAGACGGCGGACGACATGGCCGCATCCGTCTGCGCCTGCGTCGTCAAGCACTGCCACGAGTTCGCCGTGGATCGCTGAAGGCACAACTGCCCCGAGTTCCACAGGATGTGCCGGTTGTAGGTGCTGTACGGCGCTCCGTTGGCCTCGGGCGGGTCCGCGAACTGGGGCAGCGCCAGCGGCGTCTGGGCGAAGACAGGAGCGGCGAGGAGGAGGAAGAGAAGGGCGAGGCGAGTCATGGTCAGCGCTCCAACTTGAAAAGGTAAGGGCCCGAGGCGGGGTCCAGAGTCCCGCCCGTCGTGACGTTGCACAGCGTGAGCTCCACGGTGTTGGCGGACGTCACGCGAGCGTTTCCAAGGACAACGCCCGTTGGGAGAGCGAAGTTCGCGTTGACGCTCACGAAGTCGCCTGCCAGCGCGCCCGTCACCGTCACCGACTGGGGGTTGCACGCGTTGTTGCTGATGGCCGCACTGTCGAACGTGACGGAGACAGCAACGCGGCCCTTCAGCGCCGTGGTCCCGTTGATCACGATGCCATCCGTGTCTCCGATGCGCACGGGCCCGTCGTTGTTGATGATGGCCGCATTGCCCAGCACATCCAGGCTGTCTCGGACCTGCACCATCTGGGTGCCGATGGTTCCCCAGACGAAGAGACGCGTGGTGAATCCGAGATCGTCCGGCCCAATGCAAATGGCGCCACTCTGACAGGCGCCGATGGTGGCGCGTGGCCCCGTCCCCAGTTGGATGGCGTTGACGAGGTTGTTTGCGGCCGTGAAGGCCGGGCCCGTAGCGGTGGTGGCGGTGTATGAGTCGGCGGAGATCATCCTCCCCACGAGCGCCGCCTGCACGTCGGCAGGTGTCGGAGCGGACGCGCCACGTCCGTAGGGGAATGGCTGCGCGGCGGATGCCGCCGAGGCCAGCAGCAAGGCCAAGAGAGCGACCCGCATGTCAGACCTCGCTCACGACGGTGCCGCCGCCCGTCACCTGCGCGGTGCCCGCGATGCAGTACCACTGGTCCGCCCCATTGAAGGGCAGCGTGCCGCCGCTGGCGGCCACGGTGTGCCCCGTGGTGGTGGTGACGGCCGGGTCGAAGGAGCAGTAGATGGGGTTCGGACCCCGGTTCTCCAGCAGCATGCCTTGACGCCCGATGGCCTTGGGCATGGCCGTTGGCGTGGTGCCCACCAGAACCACGGTGGAACGCCCAGCGAGGGCAGCGGCGGGGAGAAGGACAGCGACAGCAGCAGCAAGCAGCGTACGTCTCATACGGGCCTCCAGAGGGCGCCCAGCGCATAGCCAGGCGCCCACGAGTCACCGCAAGAGGACCACCGCCCCCGCGCCCGCCGCAAGCCCCACGGCGAAGGCCAGCACGACTGCCGACGTGCTCCAGCCCGTCTGCACCGAAATCGGCACCTGTGGCTTCGGACAGAGGTACGGCTGAGGCTTGCAGCCCTCCATCTTCCGCCGGAGCTCGGACACGTCGTCCTGAAGCTTCCAGGTGGCGTCCTGGAGGCGCTGGTAGCCCGCCGTGGTGAAGAAGACGCCCTTGGGCAGCAGCACCAGGGGAGGGTTGTCTTCCCGGCCGTCAAGGATGAGCCGGCCGGTGCCCTCTAAAACCTCGACGGCCCGCAATTCTGAGGGAAACGCCTCTGGCTCCGCACCGGCAGGCGGGGCAGCCAGCAGCATGCCCACAACCACGGCGCAGGGAGCCATTAGGGGTTACACGTCCCGTTGGCGATCTGGATGGGCGTGCACCGCTCCGGCGCCATGGTGGGCTTCGGCTTCACCACGGACTTGGTGGTGCTCCACAGGCCCGAGGCCGTCAGGGCCGTCGATACGCACCCCAGCAGCAGCGAGACGCTGAAGGACTGGCCGGTGCTCAGCGCGCCCACCAGCAGCGCCAGCGTGCCTCCTAGGAAGGCCAGGACGGCACTGCCACGCTCCGATGCGATGGGGGCCCACACCTTGCCGCCCAGTGCCCGGACGGCCCACACGGCGCCCAGCAGGGCCACGGAGAGCAGCAGGCCCCAGTTCTTGGACATGAGGGCGGAGAGGAAGGACGCCCCGAGGCTGCCCACGTCCGGCTCGGGGATGGCCGTCTGCGCGAGCGCGAGGGCCGGGAGGAGCACCAGCACGAGGCCGGCGCGGAGGGTGTGACGCTTCATGGGGGACTCCGGGGGTGAGTGCTACGGGTAGGGGGTGCGACTGGCGGCGGGGGCCACCACGGCGGGCCGGCCGAGGATGAGCGTCTGGATGTTGTCCACGCCCTTCTGGACTCTCTCGACGTCCTTTACTAGGCCCTCAAACTTGTTCGTGGCCACGGCCGCGTTCTGCTCCACAGCCGCCAGCCGCTTGTCCGTGGCCTCGCGCCAGGTCCGATTCTCCCGGTACTCCTGCTGAAGGGTGGCGACGTCCTTGCCGTTGAGGGCGGCCGTCACGGCTGCGGATGTGATGCCCCCGACAACGGCAATCCCGGCAGCCAGCGTGAGGGACAGCCAGCCAGTCAGGTTGAAAGGCTTCGGGTCCGTCAGGGTCGTCATGGTTCGCGCTCCTTGCGCCACGCAGAGCACTTGACGGCCCAGTGGAAGTGAGAGCCGTTGCCGACGTCATGCTCAAGCACCTCATGGGTGGCAGGCGTCGTGCCCTCGCGCAAGCGCTCCATGATGGCCACGCGCTGCGGTGGACTGTACGAGCTGTTCCGCATGTCTGCCGCGCAGCCCCAGAGGTGCCACGAGTCCCGCTTCAGTCCCTTGGGTCCGTAAATGCGCACCATGTCCGCGCGCGTCCGGCCGACCGAGGTGATGAAGACTTCCGGCCAGCGCATGGACTCCAGCCACGCGTCGAGGTCCATGTACCGTTTCCGGACCTCCGGGTGGACGGCCCGGAATTGCACCTCAAGTTCTGGCGTCTTGAACTTCATGGACCCATGCTGCCAGTGCGGCATGTCCCGTGCAAGACGAAGGGCCCCGAGTTAACACCCGGGGCCCCGTTCCGCCTCTTCGTGGTGACGGGTGGGCGGCCTACCCGTGGGCACCGCTCGGCGGCAGAGAGGTCCCGCCCCGGCGCCCTGCTGGTCTACGTCGGCGCGCGACGTGCCGCTACTTCTTGAGCAGCCCCGACACGTCGGCAGGCACCCACCCCTCCGGCTTGCGCACCTTGCCGCCCGAGTCCAGCACGGGCTCCTTGCGCATGTTCGCCTCGTGGATGAGGGGCAGGGCCTCTCGCACGGGGAGGCCCAGCTCCACAGCCGTCCCGCTCACCACGTACTGCACGTCCGCCAGTTCGTGGGTCATCTGCAAGAGGTCGGGCGCATTGGTCCCCTGCTCAATGGTGAGGTTGCGCACACTGTCGACCTCGTCCCCCGACTCGCTCCAGACATAGAGGTTGGCCGCACGTCCCCATTCAAGCACCTCCTCCAACATGAGGCGGAATCGCAAGACGCGCTGCTCCGGCGTCCCCACGGTGGGCTCGGACGCCACGGGTAAGCCCATCTTGCGGTGAAACTCGGTCACGAGCGTCTGTGGATCGGAGCGCTCGATGGCCTCCAATTCCGATTCGGCAGCCACCGCAGGGCCATCCCGCCCGGCAGCATCCGCCACCAAGCCAACGCACTCGCGAATCGCGTCCGTCTTCATCCCTCGCTCCCCGGCTCGGGGTTCGGCTCCTCCGGCGTCTCCGTGAACAACGCGTCGTCTGGAGGCGTGTCCACGCCCAGTTTGCTGCGCAGGCGCTCGTTCGCCGTGGGCTTCGCGGAAGACTCCAGCGCTTCGAGTTCGGCGGGCGTCTCGCCCGTCTCCGCCGCCTCGTCCGCCGCCAACGCCACGCGCAGCGCCTTGTAGACGTCGCCCGGAGGCACGCCCAGCGTCTTGAAGCCGCGCTTGACCACGGTCTTGAGCGCCATCTGCTCGAAGTCCGAGACCCACGGCCCGTTCTTCGCCCGGGACTTAGCCTGAATGCCCTTGATGTCCTTCAGGCTCATGACGTCGTAGCGCTTCGTCCCGTCCGGCAGCGTCGTCTTGCAGTACACCGCGCGCAGCGGGCCCCGGTCGTCCTCCTCGGAGTCCGTCTCCGGGAAGTACACCTTGTGCGTCACCGCGTTGTCTTCGCTGGGCTGGTAGTCGAAGGTGTCCCGCTTGTAGACGGGGATGGGCTGCATATCCTTCACCAGCCCGGTCGCCTTCGCCAGGACGATGAGGCCCTTGTAGCCGGGCACGTAGGTGGCGTCCTGCCCGTACGGGACGATCCACGCGAGGCCGCCACTCCCGTCCACCGGGAGGCCCGTCCGAGCGCCGCGCAGCACCGCCAGCACCAGCGACTCGGGTGTGCACTTCAGCAGGTAGGGCTGGGCCGCCAGCGCGAGCCGGAAGGACTCCTGAAACCGCCGGACGTCGGAGCCCTTCGGCAGCAGCAGTTCCAACCGGGCCTGCCGCTTGTTGATGGTCTCCATCGTCGCGAGGATGGCCGCGTCGATGGGGGAAACACGCTTCTGGATTGCCTGTTGAGTCACTTGACCTCCCCAGTCGGCACGAAGTCACGGCGGGATACCTTCGCCCATTCCGAACCCACTTGGGAGCGGCGGCCGATGCTCTCGAACAACATGGCGACATCGGTCGGGTCGCATTGACCTTCGAGCTGGGCTCTCAATTCCTCCATGTCCGCAGCGATGGTGTTGAAAAGCATCCGAATCCCCTGCGCCTCTTCCTTTGCGATCTTCGTCACGTCACTCCTCCTCGAACTTCGTCATGAACCGCCGCGCTCCCGCTGCGGTCCTCTTCCAAGTCACCTTGGCCCCGTACGGCAGGCCCGTCACTTCCTCGGCACCACCCATCAGCAACTGCACCCGCACCTTGGCCTGCTCCTCGGCCTCTTCCCACGCGCGGCGCTCACGGGCGCACGAGAGGAAGTCCGCGAAGGCATCGCGTTCATCCGCCGTCAGCGCGAAGAAGTCCAGAACGCGGCCGGCCTCGGCGGGTATGCCGCGCGCCACGGCGTTCATGTCCCGCTGAAGCAGCACGTCACCGGGGCCCGGCGCAGGCGGGATGCGCGGCTCGACGTGCTCCCGGAGGAAGCGCCGCACCTCCCGGTCCATCGCGGCGAAGACCTCCGCGTCCCACTCCACGCGGCACACGCGGAAGTCGAGGCCCGACCCTTCGAGGTCTGCCAGCGCCAGCGGCTTTCCCGTCGTCTGGACCATCTTGGCGGCCCACTGGAGTTCGGCCTCGGGGCCGGACAGCAGGGGCATCAGGACCTCATCCTCGACGCCGTACCCGTCCGCCTTCGCCACGCCGAGATACCAGAGCGCCTGAAGGTGGTACCCCTCGGGCACCGTGTCCGTGCCGTCCGCACCCCATTCGTGCGTCTCGTAGGTGTTGGCCGTCTTCGCCTCGACCAGCCAGACTTTCGTGCCTGACGGATGCACTGCGGTGGCGTCTAGCCGCGCGTGTGCGTGCGGCATGGACGGCGGATTGATTGGCGTCTCCTGTTCCAGCGGGCACACGGCAATGCCTTCACGTTCCGCCAGAAGCCGCAGTACGGACGCCTCCAGCGCCGTGCCACGCCCCATCGCGGCGGTCTTCGGCGCGTCCACGTCCGCCACGAGTTCGTAGTACGCGGACAGCGGTCCTCCCCATTTCGAGAGGCCCAAGATGCGCGAGACGAGGGTTCCGCCGACGGTCTTCATGCAGCCCTCCTACCATCCGGCACTGACATCTCCCGGCCCTTGCGGTAGGCGGCCACCTTCGTCCGCTGTCCGCTGTCCCGGCACTCCGTCACGAGCAGCACCCACCGGCGCTGTCCCAGCACCTTGCTCTGCGTCTGCGCGATCTCCCGGGCTTCGGACTCCGACTCCGTGGGCGCGATGTTCATCCGCGCCCCTCCCTTCAGCGCAGTGACGTGGTAGGTCATGACTTCCCCCGCGCGAGCACCTTCTCCACCTGACTTCGGCTCGTGCGCATTGCCTCGGCGATCTCGCGCAGCGGGACGCCGTCCGCGTGCATGCGCCGGATGCTCCGCGCCTTCGCCTCGGCGGCCTGCTCCCGCCTCGCCTTGGCGTCTGCGAGGTCCACCTTCTGAGACAGGATGGGCGTCTTGCTCATCGCTGATCCTCCCGCCCCACCACGCGAAGCCCCATCAGATGGCGCTCCAGCCGCTGCTCCGGCACCTTGCGCGGCCCAGCGTTGCGCGCCGTGACGAGGAACAGCAGCGACGCCACGGAGCAGCCCACCACCGCGCGCGCGTCATGCAGCGAGTAGAAGCACACCGTCCACCCAGCGGGCACGCCCGCCGCGAACACCAGAAGGAAGCGGAGCATCACGCCTCCGCCTGCGGGATGATGGGCGTCACGTCGTGCACCGGAGACACGCCCCGGTCGATGGAGTCCGCGATCTGCCGCAGCGCGCGGGAGACGTCCGGACCCGGCGCCCCGTCCTCCGACTCGAACGCCACCACCACGTTCCCGCCCGGGAACACCGCCGCGCCGAACTTTTCGCTGCGCAGGCCGCCCAGCACCAGCACGGCCTGTTTCTGCCCCGCCTCTTCGGTCGCCAGCATCACCTTAATCTTCATGGCGCCACCTTCGCTTCCGGGACGCGGGCGCTCAGATAGCCGTCGTAGTACCCGTTCGAGTCATTGTGCCAGTCGATGGTGACGTGACCCTTGTCAGTCTTGAAGACGAGGAAGTGCCACGAGATGACGTCCGAACCCTCCGGCTCGGGCAGGTTGTTGTCCGATTGCCCGGAGCGGTCCTCCGCCTCGTAGATGG